ATTCCAAGCGGTTATAATGCAAATACAACAGGAACAGTTACCATTGCTACAGGGGTAGTTGTATCAGTTCCTACAGGAAGCCGTTGGGCGATTATTTAAGGATAAATTATGGCTGGCACAATCGTAGCGTCAACAATTAACACCGATACAGGTCTATTTAGCACTAATAATGCTTATTTAGGTATTGCTAAGGCATGGGTTTATTTTTCTTGCCCATCCTCAACAGTAACAGTAAACTCATCTTTTAATATAAGCTCTGTAACTCGTTCTTCTACAGGTATTTATGTAATCAATTTTGCAACCGCATTTTCTGATGCAAATTATTCAATGGTGAGTTCTGCATCACCAGTAGGTGTTTTTGGAACTGGTCGCACAGGTTCTAGCGATGTAACTGCTTCCGCTGTAACAATGTATAACGGATATTTTAATGGCAGTTCAGTAGTTTACACCGACACTTCCTATGCTTATGCGGCATTTTTCCACAGTTAAGGATAAATCATGGCAGGAACAATCTACCTATTTAAAGGAATAAAATCATGGCTGGCGTAATTGTTGCGGATACCTTGCAAGATGGTGCTGGTAATAGCACATCAATGGATAATGCCATTTATGGTAGTGCAAAGGCTTGGGCATACTTTACTTATATTTCAAGCACCTTAACAACTGCTGCTTCTTACAATGTCAGTTCAATTACTAGAAGTGCAACAGGTGTATATGTAGTTACCATGACTAATGCTTTAACAGATGCCAATTATGCTGTAGTAGGGTCTTGTGGGGCAGTTACTGGTGGCGGTTCAGCTTGTAACATTCACCCCAATTCAAATGCTGCTGGTTCTTATGTTGCACCAACTTCTTCTGTTTTTACTATCAATATAGTTAATGAAGCTGGTACTGCTGTAGTAGACCCATATAATTGTGCTTTAGCCGTTCATAGATAATTTAAAGGAAATAAAATGCAAGTCATAATTTACGAACAAAATGGTCAAGTTGCGGTCTGTGTCCCTACAGGCGAATTGCCAATTCAACAAGTCTTAGCAAAAGACTGCCCTGCTGGTGCAATTATTGTGGATGACTCTGTTCTCCCACAAGGTGCAGATGCTCAGTTCTTTGACGCATGGAAGCTAAATGGCTCTACTGTTACTGTAGATTTTCCTACTGCCCAAGCTTATAAACTAGCCCAGTTCAATGCTTCTGCTGTTGCTGTAGCCCAAAAGCGTCAATTAAACACATTAGCTGGTATTGCTAACGCTAAATCTGACGCTGACTTTGCTTCTGAACTAGCTACTAGCCGTGAAAGCATTGCATCTGCTACAACGACTGCTGAATTAGTAGCAATCGCTAATCCTGTTTAAGGAAATATTATGACCGCAATAATCGATGGTTCATTAGGTTTTACAGCCCCAGTTGGTGCGGTCTATAACGGACTACAAACTGCTACTGCTGTATCTTTATCAGGTTCAACATCTACAACTTTTACTAATATTCCTTCTTGGGTTAAAAAAATTACAGTAATGTGGAGTGCAATACAACAAACATCAGGTGGTGTTAATCCTTTCTATATTCAATTAGGAACATCAGGGGGCATTGTAACTTCAGGATATACTGGTGGAAGTGGATATGTTGGTGGTGGCCCTGCCGCAACTTCTATGTCTGCGGCATTTAATGTGTATGAAGATACCCCATCAACCGCTTATTCTGGGCTAATTACAATTACCAATTTAACGGGTAACACATGGGTAGCGTCAGGAATAATTGGCAATACACAAGCATACACAAATCAAGTTGGCGGTACTGTTACTTTAAGCGGTGCTTTAACACAACTTAAATTTACTACAGCTAGTGGAACTAATGTGTTTTCTGCTGGCTCAATCAACATTATTTACGAGTAAATTATGGAAAAAATTGAAATTAATGTAGATGTAATTACTAGTAAAGTTACTCAAACTTCACGCCCATTTACTGCCGAAGAATTAGCAACTGCACAAGCTATTGATGCAGCACAAGCAAAAGCTGAACAAGCTGCTAAAGACGCAAAGGCTTCTGCACTAGCTAAACTAACAGCATTAGGACTAACACAAGCTGAAGTAACTGCCCTTATTGGATAATTATGGAACTGCAAGCATTTTTTAACATGGTTTTGCCATTGATTTTTGTGGCAATCGGCTGGTTTATGAAAGAACTCTGGACTGCCGTTCAAGCGTTAAAAATTGACTTGCGTGACCTCAGAACTCACCTTGCTGAAAATTATATGCACAAGGATGATTTCTCTGACCGTTGGGATGAAGTTTTAACCGCCCTTCACCGCCTAGAAGATAAGCTAGACAGCCTTAAAAAATGATTTCCAAGGTTTTAAATGACCTCTTAACTGGAGAGGACAATAAAACCCATGACATTGGCCGTTGGTCTTGGATGATTTCCCTATTTGCCGTTATTATAGGGGCTGGTTATGAAATTGTGCGTGGCGATATGCCAAACCTTAAAGACTTTGCAGAAGCCGTAGGAATTATTGCTGGCGCTCATGGCGCTGCGGTGATGCTTAAAAAGGATGCAGAACCAAAATGAACTTTTTAATGAACCTATTTGGTGGCACAAGTGGACAAATCTACATATATTTGGCTTTGGTTTTGGGTAGCTTTGGCGGTGGCTTTTATATTGAGCATCTGCGCTTCTCTGAATATCGAGCAGAAGTCGCTATTGCAGGTCAAAAACAAGCGCAAGAATCTGCTGCCAAAGAACAAGAACAACAAATCGCAATAAAGGAGCTACAGAATGAATATGAAGCTAAGTTGTCTGCTAACCATAATTACCTTAGCAGGATGCTCGACAGCAGTCCCAAGCAACTGTCCAGTCTTGATTCCACCACCATCAGCATTAATGGCACAACCAAAAGCTGCATGGCTATTGCCACCGATTCAGCCGATGATGCCCAACAAATAATCTCCTTGCAAGATTACATTAACAACCAACTACAAATAGTCAATGCCAAGTAATTTTGATGAAGCCTTGCGCCTGTTAATTAAAAGCGAAGGAGGATTTTCGGACTCAATAGGCGACCCAGGCGGTGCTACAAAGTACGGAGTTACCAGAGAAACATGGGAAGAATGGGTAGGCCATCCTGTATCTGTAGAAACCATGAAAAATGTCACAATAGAACAGGTAGCCCCACTATATGAGCAACGATACTGGAAACCCTGTGAACTTTTACCTAGAGGACTTAGCTTCCTTGTTTTCTCAATGGGGGTCAATGCAGGAATTGGTCGGTCTATTAAACTTCTGGAGTCCTGTCTTGGACTCGTACCTACTGGAAGCATCGGAGAGCGAGTTGCCGACAAGATTAAAGAACTTAATATTGCAGATGTTATCGGCAAATTCTCACAATCCAGAAGGGACTATTACCATTCATTAAAGACTTTTCCACTATTTGGGCATGGATGGCTCAAGCGAGTAAATATTGAGGAAAAAGAAGCTCTTGATATGGTCAAAAACGGTTAATAGTCAGCCAGAAACAATATCCAAACACCGCTACTGCTACCAAAGCCCCTAAAAGCCCCCAAAACACGCTATATTCGCTTTCTTTAGGGTAGATAATAGCCGAGCAATACTCAGCATCTTTAAACGCCTCAGATAGCGTTCTAGGGCTTTTTAACCATCTTTGGTAATTATTTACAAAATGTTCGTAACTCATCCCTCTTGTGCCTTTCTTAGTATTGCTCTAGCAAATTCAATGGGGTCTAATTCAGGATTGTGCCAAGCAGTTGCACCGACCAAACAACAATTAGCTATTTCCATTATTTCCTCATTTGTTAGGTTTGCTGGATGGGTGTAGAGTGGTTCGCCTTGACCAATTTCGTTATAAATCCATTCAGAATCTTCACCTATGTTGCCTACGCATAAATTTCTCCACGCTACTGGTTCATTGTCAGCCTCTTGAGTAAAATCAGATAGCCTTTGTAATGCGGCTTCTTTTTTCAATGCCTCGATTTGAGCTTGTTGCTGGCGTACAAAGTCTGCATATTGCTGAAATGGTTTGCCTTTTCCATCGCCCTGTATCCAATAAATGTTTTCTAATTCATCAGCTATTTGTTTTGCGTTCATTTGTTTTGTGCTTTTTTTAGTATTGCTCTAGCAAAAGCAATGTTTTGTTCACCTGTGTCAGTTTCCATGCCACTCCAAATTTCAATTATTTCTTCATCTGTTAGTGTCTTTGCTTTCAACGCCTCAATTTCAGCTTGTTGCTCTACTACTTTTGCATAAAGTTTGTCGTGATTAACAAGTAAAGAATAGTATTCAGCTTGTTGCTGGCGTAGCATGGTGGCTGCTTGTTCTCTTGTGCCACCTTCC